TGTCTCAGAATATATCAACAGACCGATTTTGCAGATTATCATATTGGAATAGATATACAAATACTATGGTTTAATTTATGGGTACAATGTTTAAGAAAAACTTGTGCATAACGATGGGCATATGAAAAGTAGGCGATTGCGAACCGAAAACTTATCCCACGTTGCAAACTTCGAACGGGCTAAACCGCTTAAATTAAGCACTAAAACGCCTATTTTTTATATGCCGTGTTAAGTGCAGTTATTTGTTTTTCAATCATTTATAAAAAATAATTACAAATATTAGTAAAATAATTGTAAAAATACTTGCATAATACAAATATTCGTATTATGTTTGTATAACAATTGAGAGACAAACCAACTCAATGTAAAGCAAAAAAAGATGAAAACTTATAAAGTAACTTACTCAGGTAACGCAAGCAGATTTAGAAATTTTAGTTCAAAAGTAAATGCAAACTCTGAAAGAGAAGCAGTTGAAAACGTATTTCAACAAGTAATTGACGAAAACTATTTTCCTCAGGAAGATGGTTCAATTTTAGATTGCGACGGTCACGAACTTGCAACCCCAACCGATACAACTATTGATTATGATGGCGGTTGTTTTTCAGCAGAAGAAATTGAAGATGAAGAGTAATATGCGAGTAATATTATTTACAAATAAAAAAACTGGAGAGGTCGAATGCTTCTCCAGTTTAAAGCCTTTTTTTGATAAATACTCGCAATTTGAAGTTTATACCGAAAATATAAACACTTATCTATCACGAAAAAGGACAGCATTTGAAAATGATGAAATCAAGGTGCAACGGCTCGAAGTGCAGCGGTCTTTATAATTGCACTTAACGTAATGCAGCTATGAAAAGTAGCGGATTATAAAGCACGGACTATCGAATTAAAAACAAAGTAAAATTGAAATACAAACTTAAATATTAACAACAACCCCGCTATTTTTTATAGGTGCTGTTATGCATCTGGTGGCGGATTAAAAATGAGAATATGAAAAACAAAGCAGATTATAGTAAATACGAATGCCCTTACTCGCATTTGGAAAAAGAAAGCGGACATGAATTACATGGCCCTGAAGGTTATGAAGATTGCTATGGTGTTTGGTGTGCTTGCGGATTTAGAGCACCTGTTTTTTATTTAGAGCCTGATGAATTAGGACTAAAGTTGAAAAAAGGAACGGATGTAGCCACTTGTGCATAACTATGTTATATGTGCGATGTACGAAATCGGACAAAAGCACACAACTAAATGATTTAGATTACTATAATCGTTTGTAAATATTTATTATTGACTATGAATATTTTTAATGAATTAGTTGATAAACTTAATAACAAGCAGCCATTTTCATTTGTCCGTTATGGCGATGGCGAATGGGCCTGTATATTCGGTATGCAGAGTAAAAATTGTGATGGGAATATATATTTCCCGGATCTCGGCGAGGCATTAAAGAATATAGTACTTAGCCAACCAGAATACTATATGGGTATGCAATATGGTGCCCTGGTATCAGATTATTTTAACCTTAAAGACAAGATATATCCTTTTATATGGGATCTTAATATCAATTGGGTAAATGCTGACATATTGCACCGTGCCAGTGAGTTTAATAGGATACAGCCTTTCTTTAATGCTTTAAAAAGCAGAAAAGTAATACTCGTCGGTGCTGAATATTTTAATCAGTTAAAACTATTCCCTTCCATTGATCATATAATAATACCTTCTAATAATTGTTGGCTCATAAAGAATGAGATAATTGATTCGGTGGAACAAAAGATAAGTAAAACAGATGGATTGGTAGTACTATTTATGGCATCCATGGCCACAAATGTATTTATCGATGATCTATACAAAATATTCGGTCTAAGTACCACTTTCATTGATATGGGATCGGTTCTCGATCCATACCTGGGGTTAAATAAGCGGGGTTATCATCACAAAGTTATCAACCGCAATTAAAAAAGTAAACAAAGTTTACCAAATTCTATAATAGTTCACATGAAATTTGTACCTGTAAGGGAATGTAATTCATGTGAATGATAGAATTTAACTGGAAAAAATTTCCTTTTTTCTTCAAGCGGGCCACCATGAATATGCCACAGGCCACGCTCGAGGATTTTTTCAGAACCTGGGATTACGAAAGCGATGCCGGTGTTTCAGTGAATCCAGATACTGCTTATACGCTTTCTGCCGTCTACCGCGCCATAAACCTGCTTAGTTCAACCATCGGAACACTACCCATTAAGCTCTATCGCAAAAATGGCACAAGCCGAATTGAGGTAGATAACTTACCAGGCATAAAGATATTAAACGATCCCACCCAGAGCAGCGTACAGGTTATTATGCGCGAATCCATCCAGACATCCGCGCTGAGCTGGGGCAATGGTTATGGATATATAAAGCGGAACGGCAATAATCAGCCATTATCCATTGATTTTCTTGATCCGCAGAAGGTAACACCAAAAATTGGTACTGACAAAAAGGTGTATTATGATATTGCCGGTGTTGACTATAATGTACCAAGCCGTTATATATTTCATATACCGGCATTATGTTTCAATGGCATAACAGGCAAGAGCCCTATCGAGGTGGCCCGTCAGAGCATAGGCGGAGGGCTGGCGATGCAGAAATATGGGAACCAGTTTTTTAGAAACGGTGCAAAATCATCAGGTGTATTAACGCACCCCAATCAGCTGAGCGATAATGCACGCGAGAGGTTTCGTGAGAGGTTTGAAAAGAAGCTCAAAGGTCCGGAAGGTGGTACCATGATATTGGAGGAGGGCGTTAAATATACGCCTCTTACCATACCCAATGAACAGGCGCAGTTCCTTCAGAGCAGAAAGTTTACCATCGAAGAAATAGCCCGCTGGTTTGGCATCCCCCCCCATTTGCTAGCTGATCTTGACAGGGCCACATATTCAAATATTGAGGAGCAGGGCATTGATTTTGTAACCTACTCGCTTACTCCATGGATTGTTCGCTGGGAACAGGAACTGAACCGCAAGCTTCTCAGCCCTGGTGAGCGCATCAATCATTACTTTAAGTTTAATCTGAATGGGTTACTGCGCGGCGATGCCAAAACAAGGGCTGAATATTATCGCCAGATGCTCGATATGGGTGTGTTAAGTATTAATGAAGTGCGCCAGCTGGAAGAGTTTAATGATATAACAGATGGCGATAAGCACCTGGTACAGCTGGCACGTACAACACTTGAAAAAATTGGGAAAGATGAAAACGCATGAGAGGCCATATCCAAATGAACACGCCTGCAGGCTGAGACAGCCTAACGGGAATGATACGAGGCGCGAGAACGGAGCCCGCGAACATGATGGGAAAAAATATGATGTTATCTATCAGAAAAATGATGATGGCACATGGGAGGAGCAGGCATACCGCTATCCAAAGGAAGTATGGACCGAAGAAAGTGCTCATGTTCATTGTAAAAAACATAATGGAATATTATTTGAACCTGCATCGGAGGAAAAAACTATGACATGTAAACAGATACGATATGGCGAGCTGAGGGCCAATGATGATTCAGCCAGAACAGCGGAATTTATTATCAGCTCAGGTACCAGGGACAGGCATAAGACTATATTGAACCCGAAAAACTGGTTGCTCGACAATTACCGCAAAAATCCCATTGTTGGCTACGATCATGATATTTACGGAGGGGTATGTGCCGGAGCTGATCCTGACAGGATAATAGGCAAGTCGGAAATATGGATGGAGAATGATCAGCTTGTGGCACGTGTTCTGTTTGAACCGGAAAACATCAATCCTCTGGCTGAAAAGATAAGGAAGAAAGTGGCATTTGGGACTCTGCGTGCTGCCAGCGTGGGCTTTTATCCTGTAATGGTTGATGGTGAAGAGGGATATTACGGAGAGGGTGAAGAGGCACGCGGCAAATCCAACGAAACATTTTATTACCATGGACAGGAACTCCTTGAATGGAGCATAGTGAATATACCCTCGAATCCTGATGCCGTTAAAAAAGCTTTGCGTTCGCAGGTGGCGAATGCATTATTGTACCTGCAGAAAGAGCTGGGCAACGGATTCACCATTGCTGAGATCGAAAGGCTCAGAATATTCGAAGCTATTGCAATGCTTGAAAATCCTGAAAAAAGAAAAAAGAAGAATAAGGTAGATATTCTTGTTGAGCTTATTGAAGAAAGCGTTGGGGAAAACATAAAGGACATTGAGGGGCTAACCGTTAAAGGCTTGCTTTCAACTCTTAACGGCGATGATAAAGTAAAGGTACTTGAGGCTGATGGTAGCCACAAGCTGACCGATGGAGAGCGTTTTTACTATGAACAAAAGGCACGTTTAGCCAAATATCTTTAACAAATTAATTCATATAAAATGACTATTGAAAACTGGTATGAAAAAAAAGGGGAACTTCTGAAAAAGATTCAGGAGGCCGCACAAAAAGCCAAAGCCCTTGGCGATGGCGAACTCGATAAAGAAACCATGAACACCGAGTTTGAGGGATGGTACAAAGAACTGGAGGATGTTGAAAAAACTATCAGGAACCTCGAAATTGCCGAGAGGAAGATTGCTGAAGCGGCTGAGGTTATCGATAAGAACAGATCCGGAGCAGGCGCTGAGGTGAACAAGGAGTCATATTCAAAAGCCTTTGAAGATTTTCTCCGGAAAGGATATGCACGCATGAGCGCTGAGAACCGGGAGATCCTCGAAATGCAGAATCCGGGCATGAAAGGTGAGCTGCGTGCAAACCAGCTGTATACCACCGATGCTTATGGAGGTTATACCATACCCGAGCTGATGGGTGACAAGATTGCCACCGCGCAGAAATTCATCGGAGGTATGCTTACCCCCGGGCTGGTTTACAACCTCAAAACTCCCACCGGTGCAAGCATGACATTTCCAACGGTTGATGATACCGCTGTGGGTGGTTATCTGCTCACAGAAAAAACCGACAACACAGCGTCAGCCACTGATATGACATTCGGTGTTGTTACACTGGCTGCATATAAATATACCAGCGGTATGTTATATGTGTCCAATGAACTGCTGAGCGATTCGGGGTTTGATTTTGCCGGATGGCTCATTGATCAGCTCCTGGTAAGGTATTACAGGGGCGTAAATACTGCCCTTACAACCGGCACAGGCAATTCGCAGCCCAAAGGTATCAAGAGCTGCGTACTTGCCGCAGGCGATGAGGCGGGCGGAACACGTACCATCACACGTACTGATCTGCTCAACCTGGTATATACCCTCGATCGCGCATACCTGAACAATGCCACATGGATGTTCAATGCCGACACGCTGAAAAACATTCGTGCCCTGGTGCAGAGTTCAACCTATAACGAAAGTCCGTTGTGGCAGGAAAGTGTACGCAGCGGCGAACCGGGGACACTCGAAGGCAGGCCATGGGTGGTTAATCCTGCCTGTGACAGCCTGTATCCGAGAAGGCATCCTATTTTCTTCGGCGATTTCAAACATTATTACTACCGTGAGGCAGGTCCTCTCAGGGTGATACGTTTGAATGAGCTGAGGGCAGCTTATGATGAGACCGCTTTCACCGTGCTGGGTCGTATTGATGGCAATATGGTTGCTGCTGATTACCCGATCAAAAGCATCCAGTGCGCTACCACATAGGTCTGGCTGTTGCCTATGGAGCGGGAGGGATCTTCTCGCGGGAGATCCTTCCCTTCTTTTAATTCATAAAAATTTAAACCTATGAAAGTACGATTTATTGAATCAGTTTTCGGTGCAATTAACGTTGGGCGCGGTCAGGTAGTTAACCTAACGCCTAAAGAAGCCAATTATTACATCGAAAAAAAGATGGCTGTACCGGTATTTGAGCCCGGCGATGAACAGCAGCTGCCTCCTGAAGTGCAGGAGATCAAAAAGACGAAAACAAACAAGAGACCGGTAAGGCGTGAATAATGAAATTTAAGCTCATAACGGCGCCCGTTGATTGGGCTGTGAATGTTGATGAGGTAAAAAAACACCTACGCATTACCGGAACTGATGATGATGTGTATCTGCAATCGCTTATTTATGCCGCACAGCAGAGAATTGAAGAGGAATACGGTTTTGCGTTAAATGCTGCTACATGGGAAGCCTATCTTGACAAATTTCCTGAAGGCACCATAGAGATATACCGGTACCCTGTGGCAACAATCACAAGCGTGAAATATACCGATACCAATAGTGCAACACAAACGGTAAGCAGCGATAATTATTCAACTGACCTCACAGGTATGCCTGCTCGCATTATTCCTGATAACAGCTATGACTGGCCAGAGGTTGAAGAAACAGCCAACGCGGTACAGATACGTTTTACTACAGGGTTCACAAGTCCTGAGACTATACCGGCTGATATTAAGCATGCCTTACTGCTGATCATTGGTGACTGGTATCTTAACCGTGAGGACCAGAACTTCAATTTTACCGTTTTCAGGCGAATAGTGCCTTCGCTGCTATCTAAATATTTGTACAGATGATACAAGCTGGGCAACTCGACAGGTATATTACGATAGAGTTTCCGCCATCAACCAAAAATGATTACGGAGAAGTAAACCTGTCTGCCGGCTGGACAACATTGGCTCAGGTATGGGCCAGGATAGAGTACATGGGAGGCAGCGAAGGGGTGGAGGCGAATAAGGTAACAGCCATGAATAAGATTGTATTTACCATACGCCATCGTACTGATGTGGCAGTTGATATGCGTGTGAGCTATGACAGCAAATATTATTACATACAGTTCATTGAAGAGATTGAGAGACGCGAAGGGCTGAGACTAATATGTGAGGTGCGTGACTGATGAGCAACCTGGGTAAAGCAATACATGAGATCATTAAGGCTTGCGAGGCTGATTGTTATCCTTCAGTTGCACCCAACAATGCTACTGAACCGTACATAGTATACTCGATCATCAGCAATGTGCCTGAAGATACAAAACAGGGAGTATCTGAGCTTGATATAATACGTGTTCAGGTTGACATATATGCTGATGAATATGAAGATGCACATACTCTGGCTCTTTCAGTGCGTTCAGCCATGGACCGCAGGCATGGAACAATACGCGGGAATATTATTAATACTATAATATTCGATGGAGAAAGTGATATGCAGGAGAGTGAGGCTGAACTCTACCGTGTTACACAGGATTATTTTATCCGTTTAAAGTATACATGATGAAAGTAAGGCTTATTAAAGAACATGAGATTGCTCCCGGGATCATATGGCCGGCAGGCAAGGAAGTATCTGTTGATAAAGAAACAGAACGCCTCTGGATATTACGTGGAATTGCTAAACCGGTGCACGAACCGGTATTAAATATTTTCAAAAAGAAAAAACCAAGATTAACTAAAACTAAGGAATAATGGCATCAACAGGATTTGTAGAAGGAACCGATCTGCTGGTTTATTTCAATGGCACAGCTATTGCTTACAGCAAAAATTGCACGTTGAACATGAACCTGGCAAACGCCGAAACAACCAATAAGGATGATTCAGGCTGGAAAGGTGTATTACCAACCAAACGTGACTGGAGCGTTGACGGAGATGGGTTATATAACTATGGAGGGAGTGTTAGCACCCTGTTTGGTTTGTTCAATAACCGTACTCGCGTGAGTCTCAAATTCTCCAACAACACGTCCGGCGATAAATATTACAGCGGTTATGCATATATAACCAAGCTGCAGATATCTGGGCCAGATGCTGAAACGGCAACATATTCATTTTCATTTGCCGGTGATGGCCAGCTTAGCGAATATACTGTCACCTGATTATTAATATCATCCCCCAATGGAGAAATTATTTATAGGTGGCAGTGAGCGTCCCATTGAATATGGCTGGAATGGCATACGAATATTTTGCCGTTTAGCAGGGATTACATTAGCCGACCTTACTAAACTTGGCGATGATTTAACACCTGATAATATTACGATGCTTATTTATGCAGGTCTTAAACATGCCACTGAACGCGAAAAACAGCCGGTTGATTTCAGTGTTGATGATGTTGGCGATTGGATTAACGACGACATAACAGTTATTTCCAGGGTTATGCAGATATTCAAACAACAGATGCCTCAAATAAAAAATCAGCAAGCCCCCGCAGAGGGGGCGAAATAATATCTCTGGATTTTGATGATCTGGAAGGTTTGGCCCTGGGAGTATTAAAAATAACTGAAAACGATTTTTGGGGGATGACTCCCAGGGTTTTTTTTAATGCTATTAATGCTTATATAAAACAAAGGGAACAGGATATACATATTTCATGGGAGCAAGCACGGTTCATAGCAGTAGGGCTGGTAAATTGTTTTGCAAAGAAGCCCATAAAGAACACTGATTTTGTACGCTTCCCATGGGAAAATGAAGTTGCAGATCCTGATGAGGCAAAAAAACAGTTTGATTACTGGGTTAAACGTTTTGAAAGGATAGACAGGCGCTATGGGCGTAATTAGCAGGATATGGGAACAAAAACAATGGCCCGTTAAACCGGCTGTTAAAGCGGGAGGTACGGTTATATTGGGCGCTGATAAGCTCGAAGCTATGCTTGATGAGGCAGGAGCAGGCAGGCCATGGGACCGTAAGATACTTCTGCGCATATTCAAAGAAGCTGCCCGGCCAATGGTTGAAGCTATGAAATTAAATGCTCCTATATCAGATAAGAACGTTGCATTATTGGCACAGAGACACTTCACAAAAAAGAAAGGCATACATTATAAGCTGGCATTTCATAAACCAGGACAGTTAAAACGAAGCATAGGAGTGGTTGAGGGCAAAGGGCGCATTATATACATAGGCCCAAGGATAGGGAAAAAGGCATTGCTGGGGGCCGATGGTTGGTATGCCAGGTTTGTTGAGTATGGTATACCATCACGTAAGTATAAAGCTAATCCTTTCCTGCGCAGGAGCATTGATGCCACAAAAGATGCGGTATTAAAATTTATTGTTGATAACCTGGCTGATTATTATATAGGATGGCTCAACGCCAAAAATCTTAAAAGCTGATGTCACGCGTATCAATAGCTGAACTGAAGGCAATATTGACTGCCGATACCAAGCAGTACCAAACGGCCATGGGCCAGGCTCAGGGGAAAGCTGTATCCCTGGGAGGGATGTTTGGTGAGCTGGGCAAGAAAATAAGCGCTGCCTTTACTGTTACTGCTGTTATTGCCGGTTTCGTTAAGGCGCTGAAATCATCGGAGGGAGGGGCTGACAAGCTTGGTTTTGCCGTTGATGAGGTTAAGGGAGGGCTCGAAGGTTTTGGCAGGCTCATAACAGGTGTTATCCTGGGTAACCTGAACAATTATACTACCAACATCTGGAAAAGTGCCGTTGCTACCCGTGATCTTAAAATGGCTCTTGATGAGCTGCAGGACGTAGCAGCATCGGATAAGCTGAAAAAGAGCTTCCTTGAATCATCGCTACAGATGCTGAGGGTGCAGATAGCCGGGGCAACAGACAAGAATGAGAAGGCAAGGCTTATACAGGAAGCCATCAATACACAGAAAGAAATAACACAGGTTACACTTGCCGAGATACGCGACCGTATAAATGCTTACGAGGTATATTTTAAACAGATGACCGGCCTGTCAGAATCTGCTGCCAGTAAGTATTTTGAAGAGTTTCGTAAAATAGCAGCAAATGAAAGGCAAATATATGGTATAGGCGGTGAAGGTGGCCAGTACAATTTATGGAAGCAGCATCTTGAAAGCCAGAAAGAACGTAACAGGCTGATAGGTGAGGGCATTGATCCACAGCTAAGGTTTGCTGTTGCAGCAGCCGAAATGTACCAGGAAATGCGCAATGCCATGAAACCTGAAGAATGGAACCAGTGGATAGGCATGCTGACAGATTACAACAACGCAATAGCAACAGGGAATCAGGAACTTGTAAGGCTCACCCAGACATTAACCACTACAGGTAACGCCATTAATAAACCTGCTCCAGGTCGTAAAAAAATGGAATATGTAGACGGATTTATTGGTAATGCCGGAAATATATATGCATTAAAAGAGGTTGCCAATGCATATTCCATGGTTGCAGATAATATAGGATTAGCAAGAATTGAAACCGAACTGCTGGCACAGGAAACGGTTATGTGGAAACAAACATTCAGCAATATGTTAGGTGATCTGGCTGCTGAAGTATCAACGAGTCTTTTTGAAATGATTACTGAAGGTGAATTGTCATTACAGAATTTTGGTTCAACCATATTGAAAGCCATGGGAAATTTTCTTAAGAAATATGGTGCCATGCTCGTTGCCTATGGTGTTGCGCAGGCTGCATTTGAGAGTGATGCTGAACCGGTAACAAAAATACTTGCAGGATTAGCAATGATTGCTTTAGGTTCCGGCCTGGCAGCATTAAGTAATAGAGCCGGAGAAATAGTCAGCGGGAGAAGTAATAGCGGAGGAGGTGGAGGAGCGCTCCAGGGAGCGTTCCAGGGGACATCAAGTGCATTTGGTTCAACCTTCGGCGAAAAGATTGAATTATTTGCAAGCATAAGAAATAAAGATATTTATTTATCAAGCAAGAAGGGTGAATCTGAATATAACAGGATAGGTTAATGGCTTTTGCTACTAAATATGAATATACTTATTATGATGCCCGCGGCATAAAAACCTGGGTTGACATTCAGGATGAAAGCGGTGCCACCAAGGCTGACATAGAGCGCATGGGTGAGGATCCTGTGATAATAGAATATGAAGGGAAGGGGAATGATGTAAATGAGGCAATAAAAGGGTCTTCTTGCAAATTAGTATTAATGACCTCAGAAACACAAACATGGGATGAATTTTGGAGTGCCAGCCCAAAAGAGTATAAAGTAATTATTTCAAAATATATCGATAGTTCATGGTATGGTATATGGACTGGGTGGATATTGCCGGAAAATATATCAGAAGAAGACGTTGGGCATCCTCATTCTTTCATTCTGACGGCCACCGACGGACTTGGTGACCTCAAAAATTATGCATGTGATGATGATGGTACAAGGTATACAGGTAACACAAAGCTGTCATCAATAATATACTATTGTCTAAATAAGATAGGGCTGGGACTTAATGTGGTGTCGGCTGTTAATATATATGACACATCAATGGATAATGATCCAGCCGCCGACGATCCATTCATTCAATGTAATGTAAATGCGGAAGCACTACTGGATGAGAAGTATGTTCCAAGGAATTGTTACGATGTGCTTAATGAGATTCTGAAATGTTTCTTTGCCAGAATATTTATTGGTAATATACCAGGGATATCTACTGATCCAACATGGAA